TTGTTCACTACAGCAGGTGGTGAATTGGGAGCAATTAACAGAATCAACTCAGAAGACGTAGGTTTCTAATGGCATACTTCGACTTATTTCCAGACATTCTTCTACCATCGTTCATTGACAATAGGAACTCTTCGTTTGATTTTACCAAAACGAAGAACTTGTTTAAACGTGCCAAAATTAGAGACGACTTTTTCGAGAATGCCACTGTATTTGATAAGTTCAGTATTAGTGGTGATGACAGACCTGATAATGTCGCCAAAATCCTTTATGACGATCCAGAATTAGACTGGGTGGTCCTTCTCGCAAATAATATTATCAATATTCGCGATGAATGGCCTATGAGTGGATATGATCTACAGCGTTATCTTGACAATAAGTACTCTAAAGAACAACTAGAAGAAATCCATCATTATGAGACCTTAGAACAGAGGGCAGGTGATGGTAAATTGCTTCTAAGTGGCGGTATGCACGTTGATGAGAACTTCCAGTTTAAGTATTCTTATAGTGGTGTTTCTTATATTCTCGCTGGCGGCAGTTTGGTCAAAAACGTGTCAAACTATCAGTTCGAACTTGACAAAAATGATGATAAACGAGTAATTTTCGCTCTAAGACCAGAATACCTAAGTGTGATTTTCGAAGATATGCGTGAGATCATGACTTATACTGATAGTTCACAATATATTGATAATCGCACTAAAAAAGGCGACAATCTAAGAGTATTGTCGCCTCGCTGAGTATTCAGTATATAAAAAACCTGTAGGCAATTTTTTGCCGGAGTTTTTTGTCGGCGTTTCGTGGAACTAAAAGTCAATTTTGAAATCAGAGATTTCATAAGGACTAGCATCAATATGGTATGCTATGCTGATTCGATCAGTGTTTGATCTATTGAGGTCAACATAGTGTACCAGATGTGACGCAAAGAATAATCCACGATTAACAACCGGTGAGAAGGGTATAGAGTGGTATCTATAGTCAGTGCTGTAATTCGTAGTCAGAAAAGAGTTTCTGTTTGGGTTTAGAATGTGTAAGTCACCAGACGTACCCGGATCAGGATCTGACTGTAGAAAGAAAGCACCACTCCAATCAGCATTCATGTGATGGTGCATATAATTTGACGCACCAGCAGGATTGATGTTTAGAAACAGTTTAGTGACTTTGGCATAGATGGATTCTTTAAGTTCGTAGACTTTCATATACTCCGCAAACTGGTTGAGAAGCATATAAACGACTGGATTAAACTGATGAATACCTAGACAGTCTTTTTGCCAACCATCTTTGTTACTCGCTTTGTTAGAAACTGGTGATTGTCTCTGCCATTCGTATGCCCAACCGGACATCTCCTTACAGAAGTTCTCACCAGGTCCATCAAATATACCAATGTGTTCACTAAACGTTTCGTATCTCATCGAATAAATTTATCCATTTTCAGTTTGACATAATACATACCGACGATCCATAGGGAGAAGAGAAACCCTTCTCCGTAGGACATGGTATTCCAAGCATGTACTGCTCCGTCCATCACTCCTCCGCTAAACGTTGGAAGTATGAGAGTGCATCGTCATCATCGTTAGATGATGCTTTGATGTCAGGTGAATTAAAGTCTGGTTTAGAAGGAACGATACGCTCCTCTTCACGCTGTTGCTGACGGGACTTCATCACGACATTTTCCTGCTCGTCAAACGTGTCAGGATCAACACGACGACTGGTAGCACTGGGGTTCAGTACAGCGTTCATACGCTTGTCCAGTTCCTCGTAGGTCTTAAACTGATCTGGTTTAACAAACTCCTCAAGTGAGTGCTGCTTCTTCCAGATTGTTTCCATAGCATCGTCATCATCCAGCAGAGCACCTTGTGCTGCGAACTCGGATGAATCATAGTTACGATAACCGGCAACGTTCTTTGCCTTCAGTTTGAAGTTGGCACCTTGCCAGAAGTCAAACGGATCGATTGCTTCTTCGTCTTCGAACTCGGGTTGCATGGCAGCAGTGATCTTATCAAAGATCTTCTTGCCAAACTTGTACAAGAACACTTGACCTTCGTTGGCAGAATTGTTAGGATCCTTGACAACGTAGATGTTAGCAATGTAAGTCAGTTTACGCTTCTGCTTACGTGCTTGTTCCTTGTCTTCATCTGCGCCGCTGTTCCACAGAATACGATTGTATTCCGACACAGGATCTTTGCCACCGTTAGTGGTCAAAGAGTTTTCAATATACCAACCGCCGGGACCTTGGAAGGCATGAGAATAGACCTTCGCCCAGGGCAGTTCTTCCCCATCGGGTGCAGGAAGAAAACGGATTACAGCGTAACCGTTACCTGCTTTGTCAACGTCTAGTTTCCACAGACGCTCATCAGCACCGCCACTGCCGCCAGTCTTGTTCATCTTCTCAATCTCTTTGGTGAGTTTGGAAGTTAGACTGCCGAGACGGGACTGTTTCTTAAGATCAGAAAAGGACATTTAGATTTGGTGGATTCGGAGGATTGTTTCACCGCGTTCATTATAACGCCCTATTTATCCCATGTCAAGCGTGTCAAAACTGTGTTGCATGAGCATGGATGCTAGTCTTGATTTAAGAGACAATAGATACTCCTGCTCCTCAGCGGGGCGAGCAGGAGAACCAGGCCACACCTCTAATCCATAGCAGACATGCCCATAAAGGAGACGGATCTCCTCTATAGGCATCTTGATGGTGACGTGCCATTCGCCTTCCCACCATTCTTCTAATGGATTAGTATCTTCGGTCACAGATCTAAAAGATACTTGTGTTGGTTTCTATTATGTTTGATTAGATTTGACTGAACTAGAAAAATAGACAAAACTATCCTAGTTGTTTTACTAGCATACCTATGCCAGGTTTTGTTTGGAATACTGTTATGAACAAACAGTTTGTTAGGTTTCCACTCTACCTCTACCTCATAATCACTGTCTTTATCCGCCTTTACATGATCCCCATCATCATTTCTACTAGGATTATTGCATAGAATAGTCCCAGTCTCATGCTCAGGCCAAATGTAATACGTACAAGTGTTTATTCTTGATGCATTATCAATGTGTATTGGATAGTTATAATTTTCTGGGGTGATCGCCCAATGCACTAATTTTTTAAGTTGTCCTGTATAACCCCTATGTTCTGGTAACATCTCGAAGAACTGATTTGTCTCTGGGATGATATCTTCAGTTAAAAATCTTGTGTACTTACTCCTTGATGTATACTCTTTTGTTTTATGATCTGTATACACAGAGTTGACACCGGTCTTTTCATACTCAGCGTACTCAATCATGGCAAGTTTCATTATCTCCTCAAACCTGTCGGGAGATAAAAAATCTTCTACCTCCAGACAGGTCCATGGATCATCGCGATAGATAAATTTCATTAGTCGCGTTGTCTCCAGTCATCAGTTCTATCTTGTTTAAACCAGTCGGATATATCTTCTGCACCTTCAAAGTTAGATTTGTAATTAGTAGGATCAGGATCACCTAGATCCATCTGATTCAAAAAATGATCCAAACCTCCTCTAGAAATATTTGGATTTGATGCTACTCTACGTGCCCTACGCAACATTTCACCCGCTGACCTGTTCGCTTTTGCCAACTTGTCTGCCCAGATCATATCATCTAACTGGACCTCTTCGCCCTTTGCGATACGATTACAAATGTATTCTAGTCGCAGTCGATACTCCGTAGACAGCATATATCTAGTATATTTCTGGTATTTAGGGCGTGTCAAGGCGCTTTGCTAGGTTATCTAGTGTGTTACGCATGTTTCTAAAGATAACATTCATATCAACATCTTTGAATCCCATAGCTGCGGATGTCGTTCGGATCTTCTCCTTCATTTCTATCGCCTCAGGGTCGTCAGACAGCGATAGACGGGTCCACATGACCTCTTGCTTATCCAGGAGTACCTTTAGTTTCTCCATGTGCTCACGCTTCTCCTGGTCGTTCATAGACCCGAACTGCATGATCACCTGGTAGAGCTCCTTCTGGATATTAAAAATCTCTTCCATCTCCTCACGGATAATAGAAGAGTCAAAAAACTTACTCATTGACTTGCTCCCTCAAGTATTTTTTATACTTGAATACATCGATATTTAGAAAGGGTTCATACTTTTTGATTTTGAGACCAACTTTTTCCCAGACAGGATCTAACAATTTTTTGTCAAAATCCTTTGCATACCCCAGAATTTTGTCTAGGATTGCCATCGTCTCAATACTGGTATCACCTGCCAAGTATGATTTTAGTACAGGTGGGTGACCTTTACACTTAAACAATTCGATGAGCGAATATTCGTCAAGTAATTTGTCAACCTGT